TCAGCCTTTCGAGGGCTTTGCGATCGCGCCGACGCGACGGTAAACCCGCTCGGTGATGCCCTCTTTCGAGTGACCCAGCAGCACGCTTGCATCGCTCAGATCGTTGATCTCCGAGGCCGCTTTCGGTCGGATATCGCGGAATTGGAACTGCGCGATTCGGTTGGCCAGATCCGGCTTCTTTTCCAACTCAGCTTTCACTCGGGCCGCCTCTCGGGCGTCTGCCCACCGGTTGCGTAGCATGGGCCAGCTCATGCGCTTGCCATGCTCGTTGACGATGAAGAACGGCGACAGGTGTTGGCTGGTGCTGCGCATGATTCTCTCGAGCAACAGACCTAAGCTGTTTTTCACCCCGTTCGCCTCCAGGACGATCCTCAGTCGCTTGCCGGTTTTGCCTTGGCTGACCAGTAGGTAGATTCCCTCCATATCGTCCTTCCGCATGGACAGCACATCCGACGGCCGCTGGCCTGTCAGATACGCCAGGTCCATCGCGTCTTTCAGCTCCGGTGGAGCCTCCTCATATACAGCCCGCCACACCGTTTCGTTGGCGTAGAAGTCGCGCGGTTTCTCCTTGTTCTTTCTCACGCCCAGGCACGGATTGTCCCGGGTGGTTAGCCCCCATTCCCTCGCGGTGTTGAACACGTGGGAGAGAAGGGCGATTTCCCTGTTGGCTCTGGTCTTCGCCGACCGGGAATCGCGGTACTGCGCGATCATGGCCGGCGTGATGGCGTCGATCGGCGCCGAGTCGAACACGGCGCGCAGCTGCTTGAGCTCGTAGATGTTGTCCTTCTGGGTCCTGGCGGCCTTGCCCGGGATGATCTTGCGCTCATACTCATCGAAGATTCCCTTCATCGTCTTCAGCTCGGCCGGAGTGGCCTTGGCCTCGAAGTCGGCCCACTTCAGCTTCGCCTGCACCAGGTCGGTACCGAGAGGGATTTCCTTGCCGGCCTGGTCGCGGTAGTAATACCCAACCCACACTTTTCCGTTCTTTCTGGTGCGCTTGCGCCGGTACATGCCCGGCGGCAGGTCGCGGTTCTCGGTACTTCTGGGTCGCATATCACTTTACTCGGGAGAAGTCAGGGGTCCAGGCTGGCGCCGGGGGCGGGGCTGCTGCTACCGGCACGGTGTCGATCACCACGCCGCTGAGCTTCTGGCGGGCGTATTGGCGGCCTACCAGTGGACGGCCGCCTCGACTTTCGACGAAGTGCCAGCCTTTTTCTGTGAGCCAACGGCGCTGCCACGCCCGGGGTTTGTAGCCGGTGATCTCAACCAGCTCTTCGTCTGAAAGGATCTCGGTTTCCATGGGATGGTCTCCACGCCGCCGGTGGCGGCAGGTTGGTGGTCAGGCCAACAGCACGTCGCGCACGACTTCCCAAAGTCGGGCGGCTGGCCATTGGTAGCGATCGAAGTCGGTGTCGGGCTGGATTCCGTAGCGGCAGGTCGAGTGCGCGCCTTCGGGGAACTCGCAATCTTTCCGCATGATGGTCGCCACCCGGCCGTCGCCGCCCGGCTCGGTCCGGTGGTAGTCATAGGCGTAGGTGAAATACTCGCTGCCGGCGTAGATCAGGTCCGTACCTTTGTGCGTCATGTCGGCACGACCATCGGGAGTCCACGGTCGGCCACCGCCGGCTTGACGCCGGCCCTCATGGAGGTACATGACGAACTCGCCATCTGCGTGACGATTGACTGCGTAGCGATGGTTGATCTGGTGACCGACAATCACTCGGGATACGAAGCTGAAACGGTGGTCGTGGATCGCCGAGTGCTCGAAGCAGCTGCGGCGGGGCAGTTCTGGATGCCATACGTGCAGGCGCTGGTCGCCCTGCAGCTGCACCTGAACGAAGCCCAGGCCGTGGAGCGTGATTTTGTCGGTCATCACATCGTCGATGATCATGGCAATAGCTCTCCATGCCCGCGCATGTCGGCGGGCTTGAGTAGAGGGTGGGCGATTAGGGTTCGGTGATTGGCGCGGGGAGGGCCTGGGCCTTCCACTCTGGATCGATCTTCCAGGCGATGCAGGGCGGCTCGGTTTTGCTCTTGTAGCCGGCCAGCCAGTAGAAGCCGCTGTGTTTGGACGTGCCGCAAATGCTGCAGGTGTGCCAGCTACCCATGCCGCGCGCCGAGAATGGCTGGTACCGGTGGTTGTTCACCGTGGGCCTCGGTAGATGAGGTAGGCCATGTACATCAGGGGCAGGATCATGGTTGGGTCTCCTTGGTAGGAGCTGGGTCCGGTATCGTCTGATACGCGACGATCTCGGTGCCGAAGTCCTTGCTAGTGAAGTTGAACTGCCCGAAGGGCCATCGGTACTCGAAGGGTCCTGTCCGCGCGCAGCCGGCAAGCACGCTGCCGCAGCGCAGGCGTACGTCGATCCATTCAGACCCTGGGTCTTCGTCGTGCTCGGCTTCGAGCCAGTATCCCTTGAGCTGCTCCACGGCCTGGACCACTTCAGTGATCTCAAATTCGCGCCGGTGCGGCCCTACGATGCAATGGATGCGGTGAATACCTTGCTCCCAGCGATCCTTGCGGACTAGAGCACCGTCGGCGCGGAACTCGTAGTCCTCAACCTTGGCGTCTCGAAACTCGGGACGCCTGAAATCCTGCTCGGTAACTGGCCTTCTCACAGCTGATACCTCTCATCAATCCAGCGCCCAGGCGCCATAGCGGGTGTAGGTTCGGGTTGTATTTCGTGCGGGGAGAGCTGGCGCTGGTTGTCGGCCTGCAGCTGGCTGTCGGGGATGCAACTGATGCCGACGCCATTCAATGCGTAGCAAGTGTTACCCTTCGCCTTGTCATCCAAGATGATGAAGGCCGTTCCAATTCGAGCAACCTCAAATCTTTCGTTTGAGGTGGCATCTGTTGGCGACATAGCAGCCGCATTTTCCTTGGCGTCCGGCATTTCGCATCCGGCCAGGGTGGCCAGCAGCAGGAGGCAGAGGGCGAGGCGGGTCATGTGGTGAGCTCCAGTTGTGGTGCGACCTTGGCAGACAGTTCAGCGACGACGATGGCGTACGCCTCGGGGTGCTGCTTGTCGAACGGCGGCATGTTCTCGGTTTCGATCCAGGTACCGCGCACTGAGCCGCGCGCGAGCCAGCCAGGATCGTTGCCTTTGGGTCGCGTCCAGGCTGTCGGGCTGATGCCCAACTCCTGGATCTGCTTTGCCGCGATGTAGCCCTGCGAGCGCATCAAGGCGATCACCCGCAGCGCAGCTTCCTTCCAGGGCGTGAGGCTCACCGGCGAGGGGACGCCGGCCTGATGCGCACCAACCACCATTGGCACTCGGCATCGCTCTGCCGGGTTCCAGTCGAAAAGGTGCAGGTACTCTTCGTTGACGAAGAACGACATCCAATCCCGGTTATTCAAGCAGCGGATATCGAACTCCCAACTGGACTTGTCGCCGCCGCGATGCATCCAGCGGGGGAGCAAGACCGGAACACCGAGCAGGCCCAACATACGGCTGATTCCGTGACTGGCATCGCTGGCCTTGCCGACGATCACCAGGCGATGGTCAGGGCCTGGGCGACCGTAGAAGTTCTCGTAGTCCTTCGGCAGGATCTGGTCGGCCACCTTCGCATTGAGGGTCATCTTCGCCTCGATGCCGATCTGCCGACCGCTGGTGTGCACAGCGAGGATGTCGAAGCCTGCAGCCTCGGGGTAGCAAGTCCAATCGGCCTGCTTGTTCATCGACTGGATGAAAGCCGCGCACAGTTCGGCCTCCGTCTTGATCGGTGTCCTTTCGAGCATGTCGATTCCTTGGCCGCCATATCGCGGCAGTGAATAGAGGGGAGAGGGGTTACAGATAGGAGAAGGGCTGGCTACCAAAGGAAATGTCGAGCTTCCCTTTTGTCTTGCATTTCGGGCACGGATCAGTTCCAAGGGTAAATTGCCCAGGCTCTTTAACCCCGGTTTCCTTCCACCCACAGGCCCTGCATTTGATGGTGTATTTCGTAGGGCCTTTAGAGTTTCCTATGCTCAGCATGGCTTTCGTCTCCAACGCTTTGCCCAAAAGGGTGTCGTTTCCGGTGTTTTACGCTTCTTACTCCGAGGGCCTTCCAGCCCGTGAGGTAATATCAGGACCGTCCCCTCGCCTAGAAACTCTACTTCACCCTCAAGCGAAAGAATCTGCACCCCACCATCTACCTGGTCCATGAACTTCCTAAGGTCAGCAAACGTATACCTTCCAGCGGGAATACGTACTGTGCTCATGGCTTGCGCCCCAGGGCGGCGCGGGCCTCGTCGTAATACGAAGCCTCAACGTACTCAGTACCGGTATCGAAATCTGGATCGGGTCCGTCATCTAATGGGACGAGGGCGAAACCTTCGTTGTAGATGCTGACATACTTGAACCTACGTACAGTTCGGCTCTCATCGATCTCAACCGGTGCTATCGTCTCAGAATGCAGTGCGCCGCGTAGTGCAGTAGCCATAGCGGCGCACCAGTTCGAAGTTCCGTGCAGCATCGCCTTATGATCGACCTGCTCATAGGCTTGCATCATGGTCTTCATGTTGATCGGGTGAATGACAGGTGCGCTCGGCTCTGCGCTTTCAGATTTAAACCCGCACCAACTGCATTGGGTGCAACCCTCAGGGTGCGTGCAGATTCGTTCGTTCGGCTCTGCGCTGGCGGATTCGGTCCTAAAGAATGGACGGATAACAAAAGCCCCATCTTTTCCACCGAACAGGAAGACGGGATTGCTTGGGTCAAGGGGACCAACGTCTGCGCCACCGACTGGCCATGGATGGAAAGATATTATTGATCCACCAGCTATTGCCTTCAGGACGTTGAAGAACTCATCGCGCACCTTCTCTTCGGCTTGATCTCTCCACTTTGCGTATCGCTTGCGCCGCTCAATCTCTTCAGCTCGATCCTGGGCAAGCGCCTCCATCGCGTTGCATTTTGAGATTTCAGCACCTAGCTGACTGCGCAAGTCTCCGACCTCCTCACGCAGCCGCTCAACCTCGCCAGGAACGGCTGGCGCTGGGCAGATGTAGAGCGGAAGCGACTGGCCGGGATACTTATCGGCAAGCTGTTCGCACACCTTCGTGTCGAGCTGCACGTCCACGTCGCCAACCTCGCGCCCATCGAAGTACTCGTCGATCAGGAGCGTGCCCACCGGCTCACCCTGCACCGGACGGATGTACAGCGGCCCCAGCTTGGCGATTTCGTCGAGGCATGCGTTCCAGCCTTCTGCGCGGTAAGGGCCACCGGGCGTCGCCCATTCTTCGACAGCTTCTTTCCGCTCAGGCAACGCCACCGGCTCGCCCTGTTGCTGCAGGGTGGAAATGGACTTGAACTGTCGCAGCAGCTGAGCAGCATCGTTCATGAATTCGAGCGCGCTATCGCCTGCATAAGCCTCTTCAAGCGATTCGATGGTTGCTTGCACGCTGACCATCTCTGTGTTGCTGGATCGGTTTTCTGTGGGCATGGGATATCTCGCTGGATCGTCTACAGTTGAGCGATCAGTCAAAGGGGGTGGGTATGGTGTGTTTGATCTGCGATGGCCCAGCTGCAACCGTTGATTCGCTGGGCGATTACGAGGAGCGGGCGTGCGGCGATTGCGGACATTACCGCGTCACTAGGACCGCCATGATGCTCTTGGAAAGCAATGGCTGGCGCTTCGATGTTGAGCTGACTAGGAACTGGATTGTATCGAGGCAAGGAACCGGCGAGATTCCGACAATCAACTCCAATTGGGCGAGCGTCATGATTGCGCAGTAGCGTCTCTATGCAGCTTTCAGTAGCGCTTCGATTACCCTCTGCCCGGCCAGCGGCGGTACCGCATTGCCGGCCATGTGCATGGTCAGCCGGTGGTTGTCCGGGCGCAGGGTGTCAGCAGGGAACGACATAGCGGCCAGGGCCTCGCTGGCGCTGAGCATCCGCATGCGGCCGCCGTCGACCAGTGCCCAGCGGTCCAGGGTGGTGATGGTGCCGATCGGCCGGTTGATGTCGCGGCCGGTCGTGCCGGAGCCTTTGCCGTAGTAGGGCATGACGAATCGGTCGCCGAAGCGCTGGCGCCCGTTGCGCACCCTGTCGAGCGTGGCCTGGGCACGGCCTGGCTTCTCGATCTGCGACCAGCGCCCGGCATCGAAGTCGAGGAAGCTGGCGGCGGCTACGTGCTGTTCCTGCGGCAGCTGTAGCATCAGCGGGGCCTTGCTGCGGGTCAGGACCATGAACAGGCGTACCCGGTGCTGCGGCACGCCCAGGTCAGCGCAGTCCACGATGTGCGGCGCTGCCTGATAACCCAGCGCCTGGATGGCTTGCAGCCAAGCCGGGTAGAGCACCCAGTCGGTGAACTCCGGTACGTTCTCGATGATTGCCGCCTGCGGCCGGTGAAACTCAAGGGCTGCCACCGGCGCCCAGGCCGTTGAGCGCGAAGCGTCGTGCTCCGGGTTGCCTGACTTCTTGCCGCGGGCCTTGGCGTGACCCTGGCAGCAGGGCGAGGCGAGCAGGATGTCGTGCGTCGGCACTTGCTCCCAGCGAGCCTGATGCAGGTCCTGGCATACGTGGTCTGTGTCGGGATGATTGGCCGAGTGCCACTTCACGGCCTCTGGCCAGTGGTTTGCCGCCCAGAGAACCTGGACGCCTGCGGCGCGCGCGCCGGTGCTCCATCCGCCGAGGCCGGCGAACAGGTCGATTGCTGTTGTCACGTTGTGGTCCTTGCGTGCAGGCGCCGCCCTCGCCGGGGAGGCGTTATCGTTGAATAGGGGAAGGCGCTGGCGGGCAGCGCGGGAGGGTCAGGCGGCCGCGCGAACCTTAAAGCTCAGCATGGCGGTCGCGTCGTCGTTGAAGCACTCGGCCAGTTCTTGGTACGCCCGATACTTGGCCTGGCTTCGGGTAGCTGCCCAGATTCGCCGCACGTAGTGGCGGGCATCGCCCAGCATGTACTTCACGTCGTCCCAGTCGTACATGCCGTTGGTGAGCACTTCCCACTGCTTGAGTGGCAGCTTTTCGGCCATCTCGCCGTACTGCATTTCCCAGGTGGGGTGGTAGTTGCGGATGCGCTTCTTCGGGTCGCTGTCGAGGATGACGCCGATGTACTGGCCTCGGTCGGCCATGATCACGCCGGGCGCGCCGTTGGCTATAACTCGACGCCCGACCTCGGCAGGTACGCCGTAGTGCTCGCGCACGTATGCGCAGTTGTAGTTGCTCATGGCTTTCTCCATGCATGCGCCGCCCTCCGTGGCCGGATGCGGCATGGTGGCAATATGATTTTAAATTTGGTTAAATCACCGAGCCGGTGAGGGGCCCTCTCCCCTCATAATCCGGCACGAAGGCATCTGCATTGCAGATGCCTTTTTTGTTTGTGCTCACCGAGACTGGGTGAGATTGGCCTAGTGGCAATTTGGTTGGGGATGGGGTATTACGGGTGACCGGCATGGGCCGGGCCATGGAGGTGCTGGATTGAAGAGGTTTCTGGTATTGGCAGCGCTGCTGCTTCCGTTTGGAGCTCAAGCTGAATCTGTAGAGGACAAGTATCCAGGCGATTGGAACTGGGAATACAACACCGCAATCTCCTCGTCGTTGGCTCAAGCCAAGGTAAAGGGCTGCGGCATCATCAGATACAGAGTCAGCAGGGATAGCAGTAGCGAATTCCTGGTTTACTGCTCAAACGACAATGAGAACTGGAAGGCCTACCTAGTCTGGCCGAACATCAACAAAGTTCTTGGGCCATACCAGCCAGACCCATCATTGCCTTAGGTTGGATAACCTCATCCCCAGGATCCTGCTGAATCATCAGCATGCTCTTCCGGTCGAAGGCCAGGGCCAGGCGCGGTGAGATGCTGATCTCATGGCGCGGCGGGGTGAGGAATTTCGCCGCGTGCAGCCTGCCTAGGGCGTGAATGCCGTGGATCAGCGCCTCGATCATCTGGCTATGGGTGGCGTCAGCCCATCCGCAAATCGCCCGCAGGTGCTGGCCTGTTCGCTTCCTGGCTGAAAGCCTCAGTGACTCGTTACGCGCCACAGAGCGGTGAGCTTCTATTTCGTGGCGCGCGATCCTGAACAGAGCGTGATGCCCAAGCGCTTCGATGTGATGAATCATCAGCGTCATCGCCTCGCCCTGTTCCTCGATCCCGGCCCACTCCATCAGTTCCAGCAGGGCCTGTTTAGTCCCTGGTCGAACCTTCAAGCGCAGGTCTTCTTCCTGCAGGCGCTCGGCTTTCTCGCGCCGGCGCTTGTCGCGCTCTGCCTGGTCCATCGCCATACGGCACCTCCTTCAATCCGCTGGGCGGCAAGTTGAACTGGTCACGCCGCCTTGATCTTTGCAGCGCGCTTCGGATTTTTCTGCTCAATCTCAAGATCCATGTCGTTCCAGCCGGCGAAGAACCATGAGCCGTGGAACGTGTGAGAAGCGAAGGGGTTGGCCAGCTTGCCGCCACCGTTGCGGCGGCATTCCCGGCCAAGGTAGTAGACGCTGGGATGCTCGCCGCAATCGCTCATGGCTATGCACCTGCCAGGTTGTGGAGCGGGGCGAACGGGATGTCGTCGTCGAAGTTATCCGGCGGCGCCGACTGCTGGCTCTGTTGCCCGTAGTTGTCATTCGCGTTGTAGTTATGCTGCCGGCTAGGCTGCTGACGCTGGCGCCTTTGCTGTTGAGGCTGGCGCTGTTGCTGCTGGCCACCGCCTTGATTGTCCGGGCGGCCGCCGAGCAGCTGCATGGTGCCGTTGATGTCGACGTGCACCTCGGTGCTGTACCGCTTGATGCCGTCCTTCTCCCACTCGCGGGTCCGCAGCTTGCCCTCGATGTAGATCTGCGAGCCCTTGCGGGCATACTCGCCGGCGATCTCGGCGACCTTGCCGAATAGCACGACGCGATGCCACTCGGTGCGCTCGACCTTCTGTCCTGAGCGCTTGTCCGTCCACTGCTCGCTGGTTGCCAGGCTGATGTTGGTCACGGCGTTGCCGTTGGGCAGGTAGCGGACCTCGGGGTCCTGGCCGCAAGTGCCGACCAGGATGGCTTTGTTTACTCCACGGGCCATGAGGCCTCCTATGCTGCAATGCCGAGAACGCGGTTCATGCGCTCGTCGAGGATTTCGTAAAAGGTCTTCACTCGCTCCGAGAGCTTGCGGATCATCGCCTCGTCCCGGTAGGCCCGCCTCACGAACAGCGGCATGCCCGGCCAGTAGCAGATGAAGTCGATCCACTCGCGCTCCGATACCCACAGGCCGCCCTGGCACTGGGCGACATGCTCTTTCGGGATCTCGCCACCCAGGATCACGTCGACCTGCAGCTTCGGCAGCTTGGTCTTGATCTCGGTCAGGCCCTTGTCGCCAACCAGGGCGTCCGGCGAGTAGCCAATGCCGTGATTGAGGATGATCCC